TGTTAGTGTGTTTGGACGTAATCTTCGCTTTGATCTTAGTGTGTCCTTCCCCGCAGTTACCACAAAGCGATTAGCTTGGAAAGCGGTAGTTGGAGAACTATTGTGGTTTATAGAAGGTTCATCTGATGAGCGCAGATTAGCTGAGATAACCCACGGGACTAAAGACGGTACCGTAACTATCTGGACACCAAACGCCCTAGCACCATATTGGAAACCTAAAGCTAAATTTGAAGGTGATTTGGGTAGGATATATGGAGTACAGTGGAGAGATTGGCAAAAACCGTTACATGGATTAACTGGATATAAAGTCGATCAGTTAAAGCTACTGATTGAAGCTATAAAACGAGATCCAAACGGACGTAGACATATTCTTACAGCATGGAATCCGGGAGAGTTAGAAGATATGGCATTGCCCCCTTGTCACGTTATGAGTCAATTCTATGTTAACAAAAATAAAGAACTATCTTGCCATATGTATCAAAGAAGTCAAGATGTCTTTTTGGGCGCCCCGTTCAATATTGCTAGCTATGCGTTGTTTACTCATATGATAGCGCAAGTATGTGATTTATCAGTTGGTGAATTGATCATCAGTACCGGTGATACTCACATTTATCAAAATCACGTAGACCAAGTAAAAGAGCAACTGTCACGAGCACCGTTAGCACAACCTACTCTATGGATCAACCCTTCTATAAAAGATATTGATGGATTCAAGATGGAAGATATCAAGCTAGAAAACTATCAAAGTCATGGCCCTATCAAAGCATCAATGGCAGTCTAAAGATGAATTCGCTATACCCAAGTATCAGATACACTTATCTGATATCGGTGAAGAAGTTGTGACTATTACAGAAGTAGTTCACACTATTAGAATGGGTGATGTTGAAGATCCTGATCTAATGGTTGCACAATCTATTTGGGAATGGCAACAAACAGATGCGGGTAAATGGATAATGGAAAACTCTAATCCTACACCCAGCTGGCATCGTAACCATGATATATATAGTTACGGTCACATATATCAGATTAGAGCATATCTAACGCACAAACAATTAACATTTTGGAAGTTGAAATTTGAATGAATATATTGGTCGCAGGTGGTTTTGGTTTTATAGGATGCCATGTAGTACATGAACTTGAGAAACAAGGGCATGATGTTACGGTTACTGATACTGAAACTACATATGGGGTAATGACACATACTTACCTTGCTAAGTTGATGGTAGAACGCAAGAAGAAGATTAAGACAACTAAACTATATGATATAGATATCACTGATATGTATATGATGAATTGGTTATGCAAGAATGGAAATTTCGATGCAGTTATTCATCTTGCTAGTTATCCAAGACAAAAAGTAGTACAGCATAATCCTATGCAAGCTAATAAGACTATGGTACAAGGTACATTGAATTCGTTGCAAGCATATGCATATGGTAAGATAAAGCGAGTAGTGTTTATCAGCAGCAGCATGGTATACGGGAATTTCAGTAGCGGAGTAAAAGAAGATGCTAAATGCGATCCTAAAGGATTGTACGGTATATTCAAACTGACTGGTGAATATATAGTTAAAGAGATGCAAGATAAATTTGATTACATCATAATCCGTCCTAGTGCGGTTTACGGAGCGTTAGATGTAGAAGACCGAGTGGTTGGTAAATTCTTCGCAGATGCAATGAATGATAGACCTCTTATTGTTAGGGGTATTAGTGAGATGTTAGACTTTACTTACGTAGAGGATTTGGCTAATGGTATAGTAGCTGCTACTACAAATATTGGTTTGATAAACAAGACTTATAACTTGACTAGGGGTAGGGCACACAGTTTATTAGACGCAGCACATACAGTAGTAGACATTGTGGGTAAAGGTAAGATAGAAGTCATTGCTAAAGATAATACCTTCCCTAGCAGAGGCGCGTTGGATATAACCGCAGCACAAAAAGACTTTGGATATAATCCTAAGGTAGATGTTAAGGAAGGATTCAAGCTATATCATGAATGGCTACAAATTTAGCATCCCTCACTTTGGTCTTGCAAGACAATATAGGAATCTAAAAGAAGAATTGTTATCGGCCAGCGATCAGGTATTAAGGTCAGGTCAGTTGATCGGCGGCAAATATACCAAAGATTTTGAGAGTTGGTTACGTACAGAAACCGATACTAAGTTTGCTATTACTGTACATAGCGGGACACAAGCATTAGAGATAATTGCAAGATGGAAAAAGAAAGTTCATCAACAAATTTGGAAAACTACTCCTAAAATAAGAATTCCAAATTTGACATATCCAGCAACTTTGACCGCATTTATAAGTGCAGGATGGGATATTGAGTTAGTTGATACTGATAGATATGGAATAGTAAATCTTGATGAAGTACTTAATACAGGAGAGTATGTTTGTTTAGTGGGGTTATACGGTAAGAAACCCTGGCCTGAGGCTAATTATGATCTAACATTTAGCATCATAGTAGATGGGGCTCAACATTGGTTAGCAGCTAAAGGTGATGTTGGTTCTGGTATGGCCATCAGTTTTGATCCAACTAAGAATTTACCAAGTTCAGGTAATGGTGGAGCGATAGTTACTAACATTGACGAGTTAGCTAATTTCGCATACAACTATAGAGATAATTCAAAGTTCAATAAGTTTGCTTTTGGCACAAACAGTAAGATGAGCGAACAAGATTGTGCGCAGATATTAGTTCGTACCAAGTACCTTACTGAATGGCAAAGCCGAAGGCGCGCTATAGCAGAGTATTGGTGCGATAGATTCTCTGCTATTGATCAGATAACTTGCTTGAGTGCTAATGCAGGTATGACTCATGCTCATCAAAAGTTTGTGATTTATACTGCTGATAGAAACACCGTACACACTACTTTAATATTACACGATATAGAAAGCAAGATACATTATGATTATGTATTAGGTGATCTTCCTATATGCAAAGACTTCACTAAACCTAATTTATTAAGCATGTCAGTTATGTTATCTAGGGGAGTAGTAAGCCTTCCTTTATACCCTGAGTTAACTGACGGAGAAGTAGAATATATTGCAGAGAGAGTAGAATCCTGCTATAAATAGCAATATGGAAAACTTTTGGTATAAGAAGCTAGAATGTGCAGATTATGATAAGATCAAAGCTGAAGTAAGCAAATGGGTAGAACCAAAGGTTAAAAATATCGTCAGAGAACAGAAATTTTATTTTGAAATGTTTCTTTATAAACGTATGTTAGCGGCAAGTCCTACATTAGTTCGTTGGCTAGATTTATTAGGTACCGGACCAATTAAATATGTGGGGTTACTATTAAATTCTCCGAATTTCGTATCGGGTATACATACCGATACTGATCCGGGACCCGGTTTGGGAATAAATATAGGATTGCAAACAAAGGATACATATACTTGCTTATATGATATTACTAAAGGAAAACCAAAACTTAAAAAAGGTGGAATCAGTACTTATTATAGTTATACTGATTGTGTGTGTGAAGAACATACTAGATTTGATCTGACTCCCCATCCTATTATTTTTAATACTTTCTTACCGCATAATGTAATTAATCCTACAGATGTATGGCGAGTAGCAATAACTATACGATTTGAGAAGGACCCGTGGCATCTAACTGTTGACTAGATAAATAAAGATATGTGGACTTTATCTATCTTATCTTTTTTACCTGAATCCTTTATCCATTGGGTGATACATTTAGTAGTAGGTATTGGTATAATAGCTATTATAGCAGGATTCTTGTTAGGATTCATTCCATTCATAAATCAATATAAGTTACCCATTCAGATTATTGGAATCTTAGTGTTAATTTTGGGTATATTTTTTGAGGGTGTATCAGCAAATGAAGATAGCTGGCAAAGTAAGGTTAAAGAATTAGAAGCTAAGGTAGCTATCGCAGAAGCTAAATCAGCTAAGCAGAACGTAAAGATTGTAGAAAAGATAGTAAAAGATACACAGATAATTAGAGAACAAGGTGCAGAAAGAGTCAAATATATTGATAGGGAATTAGTGAAATATGATAGTTCATGTGCTATTCCTGAACAAGTAATCAACATACTGAATTCCGCCGCTAAAAATACCCCAATGGTCCAGGATAAGTAATGAGAAAATTGTCATTATTAGCTATATTATTGCTATCAGGATGCGCAGAATTAGTACCTATCAGTAGGAATTTCCCAGAAATGCCGGACACCTTGTTAAAAGAATGTGCAGAATTAAAGTCAATTGAGGGCCAAACAGTAGCACTTAGCACTCTTACAAAGACAGTAGTAGAGAATTATGCTCTATATTATGAGTGTTCTTTAAAGCAAAAATCTATGGCCGAGTGGTATACAGAACAGAAGAAGATATTCGAAGAAGCTAACCCTGACTAACTTAGTCTAACGATAAATACTATATAAGGTTAGGATTAACATTATGTCACCAGAAATTATTAATGTAGGGGCACTACCAAACGATGGGGAAGGCGATCCGTTACGTACGGCATTTCAAAAGATCAATAATAACTTTGCCCAAGTATATAGTTCGGGCGTATTTACGTATGATGCTTACAGTTTTGGAGATGATGCTGGTCAGATCATATTTGAGACTGCTGCAAATTTGTTTACTCAGGGTGTATTTCAGATTAACTCAGATAATCCGGAAACAACTGACAGTCAAAATATAACATTAACAGTAGCTATATCGAATGATACCGCTGTAGTAAAGTGGACTGGTTTTGGTACGCTTTTTATCAATGAGCCAGTAACCGGATATGATATAGATATTGATGGAGGAAACGTTAGGATATTAGTTAATCCTCTAGTAGATGCTAATCTTTATCATTTTTTATCTGCACAAATCACATTCAGTACAAATGCTCCCGGAACACCATTAGAACTAGAAGGAATATCAGGAGATATTCTAGGTACAGAGAATCTTATCCCTATAACTACAGAAACTCCAGCATGAGAGCCAAAGAATTCATAACAGAAAACCATATTACGTTACCAGTAGCAGTAGCCAGAGCCTTACCCGGCACATATATCATTCCAGGATTACCCAACAGTGATTTCTATAAACAATATAGATTTGGGGTAGCACTTGCCGGAGCACGTGGCCAAATGGAAAGATTAGCACAAGGTAATCCTAAGTATAAATTTGAGAAAGAAACTCCTTGGGGAGAAAATATGATTGTAAGTGCATATTTGGATGATGACTTTGCTGAATTTATTGATCATGCCATGAAAGAAGTTGGAGTTGCTTCATCCGGAAAAAAACGAATCAGTACTATGACAAGTGATGAAGCACCAGACGTAGATAAAAAAAGTCCAGTACGTGGTTTTGCAGGGTTTAAAGGAAAATGAGAGCAAAAGAGTTTGTACATGAGGGTAAGAAGGGTACTATGCACTCTCACCATGTTGCAGCAGCGCAAGGTGCTTATAAGTTTCGTGATGATGGTACAGATAGAATCTATAATCTGAATCAAATCATGAAAGCGACTGCCATGGCTGATGGCAAAAGTACTAAAGCATTAGATATGAATGACGAAAGTTTTGTTGGAAAAAATAATATGGCATACCCGTACACAGAAGTAGAACATAACATGATGCGGCAAGCCTTTAATACCGTTTCCGGTACACATGCACATGATCTGATTCGTGATCATAGCAGTTCAGAACCAAACGATACTCATAAAGTAAGTCCAATAAACAGCTTTAAGGGATTTAGTAAAAAATAATAATACACTATATTGAGAATAAGTAGTTACATCAACTACAGGATTCTCAATGATAGATATCAATAAAACACTGGATTTAGTCAAGTTAAAGCTATATAATGAATGGCTGTATACTGCTCATCTGTATGATGAAGGTGATAGTCCGATGCACAAACTTCTTACTGAAGAAACAGTAAAAAAATATATTGATCCTTTAAATATACCAAAGAATGCAAAGATATTAGACTTAGGGTGCGGACCTGGTTACTTTTTAGATGAAATGAAAGCCAGGGGATATACAGATTTAGTTGGTGTAACTCTTAGTCCAAATGATATCAAAATGTGTGAAGATAAAGGATTCACAATACAGAAATATGATATGTCATTTTTACCGCAAAAAGAAGGGTATTATGATGAAAGTGTAGACTTTATCTTTTTACGACATTCATTAGAACATAGCCCTTACCCTATATTCTCTCTTATGGAGTATAATCGAGTATTAAAGCAGGGTAGCAAGATTTATATTGAAGTACCCGCACCTGATTGTGAACGTAAACATGAGTTTAATCTAAATCATTATAGTATTTTAGGTGAAAATCAATTGGCCGCACTGATTAAACGTACTGGTTTTGATATCGATTTATTTCAATATATTGAGTTTGAAGTAAATTTCCCTGAAGATGAGGCTAATCCAGATAAACTAACTACCGCTAAGGAAAAGTTCTTTTGTATAGTAGCTACAAAGAAACGTCCATTAGATATCAAATAACTAAATTTAGTTGAAAAGATAAATATTCTCTATATGAGTATATTCGATCCCTTCAAGCAAGCTAAATTGCAAAACAGCTATTCTAAACTTAAAGAGGTTAAAATAGCTGAGCGGGATATGACATTAGATGAATTAAAAAAGTTAAGCGGTGCTGGGCAAATCAACGGGGAATATTCGTATACTCCGCTACATGAGTTAGCTGCAAAAAAACAACAATATATGCGTGAGAACAATATCAAGCCAGGTGATCAGGCTTGGTTCAAACTTTGGTTCTCAAAAACTCATATCACCGGCGAAGATCCTTTTAGTAAGGATTAACTTTACCATATAAATACTACTATGAGTGGAACTGCTACCCTAGTAAAAGCACCTTATACCAAAACAGTTTTTAAAACTGATAAGGAACTTCAAGACTTTATCAAGTGCTGTGATCCTGTAACGGGTCCTATGTACTTTATGGATAACTTTTTCTATATACAACATCCTACTAGAGGTAGCTTGGTATATCATCCCTGGGACTATCAAAAACGATTGATCAATACTTATCACGACTATCGTTTTAGTATCTCATTGATGCCTAGACAGTCAGGTAAATCTACATCAGCAGCAGGATATTTGCTTTGGTATGCCATGTTTGTTCCGGACTCAACTATTCTTATCGCTGCACATAAATACACCGGTGCTCAGGAAATCATGCAACGTATCAGATATGCATATGAGAACTGTCCTGATCATATCAAAGCAGGTGTCACTACTTATAACAAAGGATCTTTAGACTTTGAGAATGGTAGTCGTATAGTTTCTGCTACCACAACTGAAACAACTGGTCGTGGTATGTCAATAACACTTCTGTACTTAGATGAGTTCGCATTCGTTAGACCAACTATCGCTGAACAGTTTTGGACTTCTATCACTCCTACTTTAAGTACAGGTGGTAAAGCAATTATCACTAGCACTCCAAATAGCGATGAAGATCAATTTGCATTGATATGGAAAGGTGCAAACAAGACTGAAGATGATTTTGGCAATACCACTGAAATTGGTGTAAACGGATTCCGTGCATATAGATCGCATTGGAGTGAACAACCAGGTAGAGATGAAAAATGGGCAGCTGGTATGAGATCACAACTTGGAGATGATAAGTTTGAGCGGGAAATAAATTGTGAATTTATTATTGCCGATGAGACTTTGATTAACCCAAATACACTAATACAACTTACCGGCATAGAACCAGTATCTCGTATGGGACAGGTACGCTGGTATAAAAAGCCAGTAAAAGAAAACATCTATACTGTAGCACTCGACCCAAGTCTTGGCACTGGTGGTGACCCAGCAGCTATACAAATATTCGAAGCAAACACTACAACTCAAATAGGGGAATGGAAACATAATAAAACTGATATTCCTAGCCAGATAAAACTTATCGCACAGATAAACAAGTATATCGTAGAATGTACTAATGAACCAAACAATCTATATTATTCTATAGAAAACAATTCAATCGGCGAAGCGTCTTTAATATCATTAAATGAGTATGGTGAATCTAATATTCCAGGAACATTTATATCTGAGCCGGGCAAGAAACGAAAAGGGTTCAATACTACACATAAAAGTAAGCTAACCGCTTGTGCTAAATTCAAGACTTTATTGGAAAGCAAGAAGATGACTGTTCTTAGTCGTAGTCTTATCTCAGAATTAAAGGCTTTTGTAGCGCATGGTGGAAGTTATGCTGCTAAAATAGGTGATACCGACGATTTAGTTATGGCTTCTTTATTGACTATACGCATGATTCAGTTATTGGGTGAATTTCATTCTGACTTAGATGAATATGTTAGAGATCACGATGAACAGATCGATCCCTTACCTTTCTTTGCAGTTTTATCCAATTAACCAATCAAGTTCCTTTATTTGAAATCGGACTAAATATAAGCTATGAGCAGAGATATAACCCCGTTAAAAGAGCAATTGTTTAGGATGTTATCCAGCAAAGGATACAAACCCAAGATAGTAGATACATCCAACAAAGAAGTTCAAGTTCCTGAAGATCCTTCT